AATCGATCATCATATCCTGTATCTTCTTCGGAAGCGAAATCTACAGATGTCTTAATATCATTAAGAATCGTCATATAGTTCACCTACCATAATTTAGTATCTCCAGGAGATCTTTCAACATAATTCATCGATTGAACTCTACCGAATCCGTAATGAATGATATTATGTGTATTATAAGATGTTGTGATTAAAAGATCGGGATTTAGGATAATGTCTTCTCGCCATTCTAATATGTCTTCTTCAGTTAGAGGAATCATATGGTGGACTAGAGGAGGACCCTCTATTTCGACATCTTTAACACCCAAGTCGTAACCTAGATCACGAGCAATAATATAATCTCGCATATCTCTCCAAATTCTAGATTTGTAGAAAGCATTTGAAATTTCTCTAGGAGATTTGTATCCTCGATTAATGAGAGATAAGAAATTCAGTCTATCACCAAAATTATCGAAAGTCAAAAGTTTTTTATAGCTGAGATCACGTAAGTTTTCTCGGGTGTAATCATTTTGAAACATTTTATAGTTCTTCAGATGGCGCATAACCACGGATAGCCGCAATTACAGCCTCGCTGTCGCCCTTTCCTTTAACTTCGCTTTCGATTAATTCGATTTTAGAATCCGATAATTTTTTATTAGATCTCATTGCTTCGAGTTGTAGCTCACGCTCTGCAGTACCGAATCGCAATAATGCGTTTAAGGTACTTGGTGCTATTGTACCATCATCTAGCTGTTTATTTGCCAAATCGAATGCTTTAATTGTGAGCTTGTTTAGCATACCTTCCGGAGTTAATCCCGGAGATAAGATTTTTGCATCACTTCTCTTCCGTGCCATTATCAGTCACCTCGCTTGTTTGAGATTTCTGAAGACGGCGGAGTTCTTGAACGGCATGTTCAATATAGTCAGATGCTTGTTCGGGTGTAAGTTTTACACCAGTTTCTGAGGCATAAGATAATAGCTTATCCAAAGCTTCTTTTTTCTTAGAAGTATTGTTGATTAGCATATTGTCCAATGCGGTTACAATAATTAGAGCTCGCTCAGCGAGTGTGATTACTGCTTTGTTGTGAGTTGCTGCCCCGAGGTACTTAACTAGGTTCAATACTACCGGTGCAAATACGATAACTAAAGTTACCAATGTGATAATATCATCTACTGCAATTGTCATTTTTCTTTCTCCTTATTCGAAGCTCGGAGTTCCTCTACATAATCGTCAACAACACGAGAAACATAGGAGTTGTATCCCTTCTCTTTGTATTGATCGTATAGGTAAAGGATCTCACTTTCAGATAATCGACCAGAATGAATGCCTGTAATTATCTGTAATCTAAGAAAATCTCTTTCTTGATTTCTATGAAGTTCTTGAAAGCTGACGGTGAGAGCATTGATAGAGTTTTTGATGCTATCAATCTCATCGTTTTGTTTTGCTTCAAGGTTGACCCATAGCTTTTTAAAAGCTTTGATGCCAACCCCATATATAGATGCGCCGACACCAATGTAAACACCAATTTGACTAAGTACCTCAGGAGATATCAACCACATTAGTAGTGCTTTGATATGCTCTTGCATTTCATTGCTCATGGTTTATACTCCTTTGTCTATACATCGACCCCAGTTAGTGATCCCAATTTAGGACTTTTAACCACTCCGGAGAAATTTAGGAGAGGTGGGGCGATGCAAAAGGGTCGAAAAATTTTGCGACCCTCCCCCTATGGGGGTGTGAATTTATTCTTCTGATTTTTCATTTTCAGGAGTTGGTAGACGAATCGGTGTTTGTGTATCTGTACGACAAACAGTCCAAACATCTTCGATTGGACCTTCATCAATGATTAGGTTGATGGCCATAGCATGACGTTGAGCTTCTTCAACTTCATCTAACACATCATCAGTGTTACCGATGACAGCTGCTAGTAGTTCTGAAGTGAAGTAACCATTGTCTTCATCCCACTTCTTCCATGAATCGAAGTCAGAGAAAGGATTGTATGGATTGTCGTAAGTAGTTAGCATAGTGTCAACTACGGTTGTTGCTTGTAAGTAATCTTCCATAACAGTTGTCTCTCCTTTCTACTAGACTAGGTTCTGGATTGTCGAGATGCTAACGCCAAGAGCTTCAGCTACATCAGCATAGCTATGACCATTACGAATCATAGTCTTAGCTCTAGATGCATTAGAAAGACTGAGAGCCTTCTCTTCTCTAGGTGTAGCTAACTGTTTGACTCTATCTGTGTTAGCGAAGCGCAAGATGTCAGTAAGCATCTTAGTACTAACGGCACCAGACTGAATAGCTTTCCACTCATCATCCTCAATGTTGATACGAGTCTTAGCTCCATCAGCACCAGTCTGAAGACGAGCAGCAGCAATAGCTTGTTGTTTAAGCTTCTTGAGTTGGTCCTTCTGCATGTCAGGATCTCTCTTTTCAGCTATGACTTTGTTAGCTATGAGCTGTGCTTGACGTTCTCTAGGTGAGTTAGCTAAAGCAGTATTAAGCTTGTGTTGTAGAGACTCTACTTGGTCTCGGTACTTCAGTTTAGCTTCCTTGTTAACCACTAAGTTAGGAGAAGACTCAACAACCTTGTTAGCTTTGTCTCGCATCTTACCAAGGGCATTGATATAATCACCATACATGTTTTCGATGGGTGTGCCAGAACCAAGGGTCTTAGCATCCTTAACCATTTCCACAACATGATCGGTTGAAATAGTTTTTGTCTTCTTGATCTTAGGAGCAAGTCTAGGATTGGCTGCTAGCTCTTCAGGAGTTCGATCCTTATACCATGTCTCTAAAGTACGGTGCTCAGTTTTAGATCTAGAAATAAGAGTGGAGGCTCCATTTTTTATAGTGCCAGATATAACATCGTAGTGATCTTGGTACTTCTTTTTTAGAGCGGGGATATCATTTTCCCTTTCCGATCTTTTATAATCTAGATTATGTTTCTCGGCATCAATAACAACCATTGAATGTTTTACTGCACGAGCAATCTCAGATTGACTAGCACCTTTAAGAGTCATGTCAGTAATAAGGTTAGAAACTTCACCCATTGTCTTCTGCTTGATTGTCCAGTTACCTTTTGAATCGCGCTTAAGAATATTCTTGTCTGGAGAATAATACTGATTAGTATCAAAGTTCTTAAGTTCTTTCAAAGAACGACTTGTCTTTATACCGTTTTTATTATTAGGAATAACCATAACAGTATCTCCATCAAAGTCTGCTCCTGACAATTTGCTTGCAACAGAAGAGTCAATACCAACGGCATCTTTAGCACCCTTCATAAATTTAGCAGGACCATTACCAAGCTTGTTGTTTACAGTAAGTTCTGGTAGTTCAAATATTCCTCCGTGAGGATAACGAACAAGAACAACCTTCTCACCATTCTTAAAGTTCGGTGCATAGATTTCATTAGCTTTGATACCTGATAAAGGTAACAGAACTTGACCGCGCATTCGATCAAAACCTGTTAGTTTCAAATTATGACGTTTGGTAGTTAAACCATTTGCAAAATCTGCCATCATAATTCTACGGACTACAGGGTTATTTAAATTGGATATTTCATCAAACTCTTTTTGGAGTTTCTCATATGTCTTTTGAATACGACCTTTAACCAATATAGGCGGTTGCTTAGAAACAAACTGAGAAGATAATGTTTTAGACCAAGTTCCCCAGTCACCTTCTTCATTAACTTTATTGATAGCACCTTTTTGTCCATTAGGTTTAATTTGTGCGCCGAATGGATTATCAGGGTCATCTTTAAGTTTCTTAAGAACCTCTTCTTTTGGTGTTCCTTGCTTCTTGTTGGTGTTGAATATAACATCTACGCCTTTAGGAAAATCTTTTGGATCTCCGTAAACAGCCATACCTTTAAGATAATGCGTTCCACCAACACCAATACGAACTTGAGCATATTTAGAATTTCCTAGGTCAAGATCTTTAACGCCAGGACGTAATTCCATGACACCATCTTTGTCTGTTCCTCCTTGTTCATAATATCGAATACCAACACGTTTCCAATCAAGATGCTCGATTGGTTTCAATCCTAATTTAGTTGTTCCGTCTTCAGTCTTATATAAATTAGGAGGTTTGATTTCGTGCTTGTGTTCTCTGACAATATCCGGATTAGACTCTTTTGTTAAAACTTTCATTTCAACCCAATGGTCGTCGTTTGTGGCATTTTTCACATACACTTTATGCATGTGGTAGCCATCAGCTTCAAGTTGTTGTACTGCACGTTTAAGCATATTTTCGTTTATACCTAATTGTTGCGCAGCTCCAAGACCAACGTCAAGATATGGATTTTCTTTAATTAAATCTTTCAAGTCAGATTTAACTTGCTCCATACGATTAACTTTTTGTTTAACCGAAGCATCCATATTCATACGAACCGTCGACTCGGGGATACCGGTTTGCCTAGAAATTTCAATCGAACCTAGACCTTTGTCGGCTAGTTCTTGAATTCTAGAAATATTATGTAATCGAATTTGTTGTTTAGAAATCGTATTTCTCGCACGAAATTCGGTTGTGGTAATACCAAGTTTAGCAGCGATTTGAGTATCAGTCAAACCATTTTTACGATATTTCACAACTGTGTCCGACCAAGATGTTGCTCGCTGATATGAATTTTCACCAGAACCCCAAGCATAGCGTCCACTGTGAGGAACATTACCTTGATGTGGGGTACCTGTATGCATTAAATAATAATCTTCCAGATCCATGCTATGCCTTTCTATTCGGGTTTTCTTTCAAGAATTGCGGAGAATTCTTTGATTGTGTTATAGACATCATATACATCTTCCGCTTCAGGAATATATGTGTCTATTTTGTTGCCTTGATATATGCGTAATTCAAAATCTGTTCGTTCTGGTTTCACACCATACTCTAAACAGAAATAAGCAGCATACACAAGTAGTTGTTCCATTTTTGGTTTTGTTTTGCCAGTCTTCAGATCATGAATCCTAAGAAAACCACGAGGATTATCTTTTGTTGGTGGATCATAACGAATAGCATCGGCAGTACCAAAAGCATAAGGACTATAGAATAACAAAACTTCACTATCCATACGATATCCAATAGCATCGTTTACAAAATTTGCAACGGCCGGATGTGTATGGCCTGGTTCTAATCTTATCCTATGTTGAATAGATAAGCTAGCAAACTCATGAAGTTCCGTACCTCTTTGTTTGGCTTTCTCATTTTCAAAGCGTTCTACAAGTTTTTCCGGATCATAATTAAGCCAATGGCATTGACTAGCACTAAGGAAACTATGATGTCCCTCGTACTCTGGATGTTTGTTCCATTTCATCCAATATAGCCTCCTTATTTTCGGGATATATGGTTCTAGCCCAACCGCCTGTTGAATTATACTTGGCTAAGTAATATTCTTGATTAGGACGATATGGAGCTGTTCCACTGCGTTTAACTTCTAAATGATAGGAATATGGTCCGATGTCTACGGATAGATCAGGTATTCCTTGAATATAACCAGAGTCATTCTTTTTGACAATGGCCGTTGGAAAACGCTTTTTAATATCCTGAATTAAGACTCTTTGAAAGTCTCGTTCCAATTTGGACATGTTTTTGTTACCCAATTCCTTTCATTAAATTTTTTCTTAGATTTTATAGACCTAGATATTGCGTCATCAATTGAAGCCGGGCTTTTGAAATATACGTAGTAAAGATTTTCAAAGGAGGTATTCACGCGATTGATTCGACCTTCAGATTGGTCCATTACTCGGTAGGAATAGTTTAGGGAAAAGAATAGAATGCTATCTGTAGTTACGCAATTCCACGCCTCGGCTCCCGCGGTGTACTGCACTAAATATATCCACGAGTCACTGTTTGGTATAGTTTCGTGCTTACTGCCGTTGTATTGATAATACGCTCTATTTAATTCTCGACAAATATCTTTCAAGATGTCGAGCTCATAGATATAGTTATAAAACACGATTACTTTATCGCGAGTTGCTATTTCATTCTTGACTGCTTCTTTACGACGGTCAGATGAATTAACAATTCGTCTTAAGACTTGAGTAAATTCGGAGGCGTTAGTTATAGGGGCTTCCGTATATGGATTAAACCTAGACTTGACGACCATAGAATATAAGTCTTTATCAAAAGATGTATTAATCGTGAGTCGGTTAACTTTAGTTTTTCTAAAGTCTTCCATGGCCACTACCAAACTTCTTCGGAGTCTATCTAAGCGGTCTACTCCATGATATCGTTTGATCTGTGGGAATTTTGAATATGGATTGTATTCAACATGCATATCAACAAACTGAGATTTATTCTTGTAAAATCCGTTTGCAATAAATAAACACATCCAATCTATCCATACATCACCAGGCGTTGCTGTCAGCATTATCCATTTATTCTTTCGGGCAATCTTAATAAAAGACATACCCCACGAACCATAACCGATTGCTCGTTGTTCGTCGAATAAAAAGAATGCGTTTTCAACATCAGTGTATTTGGTAATATTATTCCAAGAATCAACTGTCCCAGTTATACCTAGAGCTTCCATATCTCTATGCCACTCTTTATCGTTTCGCTTTTTAGCTACGGTGATGATATACAATGGTAAGTCTTTGTGATTCTTCAAATAATAAAACAGGCCGGTAAAGGATTTACCAGAACCGACCTTCCCTAACAATACGGATCCATTATGCAATCTATCAACTGCCTGACGTTGATAGTCGTATAATTCAATTTTATTAGAAGCCATATTTACGACGAAGTGGATTGTCCACTACACGAATATAAGCATTCTTAAGGTTGAGACGAGCGTACTGTCCGTCTGGACTTGGGTCTCGTCGAGCAATAGTCATATCACAAATTGAAATTTCAAGATCATCAATAAGCGATAGTTGACTTTCTTCTGTCAGATACATACGGTCACGAGGATCGATATCTTCGTCAATAGGAGTGTTACCATTGTCGTAAATGATTGCGATGTTTGGTAACCCGAATTGTGTGTATACACGTACCTTGAAGAAATAAGACGGTCCAAACATGTCTGGATTTTCTTCCATCTTAGCTGCTAGATCATCGGAAACATCTTTAGGTTCATATTTCTTAACGTTTACCCCGTAAGATAAGAGCAAGTCAACATCTTCTGGGTTTACCTTAACGTTAAAATAACGATCCCCTGAGCGGTTGTATTTTTCTTGACGCCCTGTGAAGTTACGAGCGAAGAGAAAATCTACTTCTTCCAGAATAATCTGGGAATCTGAAATTTGTGAAATCTTTGTCATTGTATGTCCTTTCTATTCTGACGTTAGTCTGACATTGTTACAAAAAAAAAGAGGCGAACAAATCAGCAGAATTTTGTTCTTCCTCTCTATTATGTGCCATGTAAATCCTGCGAAGCCTATAATCAACCTGCGGGAAAATTCAATCACGCGTTCTCAGGAGTTTTGATTTTGAGAGTTCCATGATTGATAGAAATAGTATGAGTGTTTGGATACTTGTCTTGAAGTTCGAGAGCGTCGACATAGTCCTTAGGCATGTCATCAACAATATCTTTGATATCGCCAACTTTCATGATTTTCTTAAGACCGTCAATAGCAATCTTGTCGTAGAAGCTGAAATCTACATCTTCAATATCAAATTTGTCTGTTTGTTTAAATAAGTATCCTTTCGTTCCAGTAATGGACTTGAAGTTTTCATTGTCTTCTGTCCACATACATTCTGCTCCAGTCTTAGAAGCATAAATAGATCCAACCTTACCAACGAATTCGTCACCTAAGTAAATATGACCTTTCGATTGCTTGGTGATGAAGAAATCTTTATCGACCAATTCTTCTTTGGTCCATACTCGTTTTAGCAAATATGTGTTAGCATACTCTGCTCCAGTTGGAGACCATTTGTCATCTTCAAGTTGAGCAATATACACAGCGTTATTAATTAGAGCCATACGTTTGTAAGTATGCTCATGTTCAAATCGATATCTATATTTCTCTTGTGCTCCAAAGTCTTCAACAAATTTGATAATCTTCTCATCAGCATTTGGAATCTTAACAGAGTCGGTCTTGATATGACATACTTGATATCCTTGCTCTTCGATAGCAAATTTCAAATCAACCATAAATAAAGCTCCACGTTTTGCAACGATATTGTCAATATTGTCTGGGTGTTTGAACTTGTTATCAAATTTAGCAGAGGTCATTCCATATACAGAATTGATTACAATCTTCAATGCGGTTACCAAAGGTTTGAGAAATTCTGGATTATCCAAGAACGGAGCTAAGACTCCATCAAACATTTGTTTAACTTCATCGATCTTATTATGTTTCAACAACACACGAACTTTAAGTAAGTCAGCATATCGTTGAGTATACGGACCGAAGTAGTTCATATTTACAAGCGAGTTAGGGTGCATTGATTCAACGTCGAGCAAAGCAATGTTTTTATACACGCCAGGTTCGGCATATACAAATCCACCTTCACCAGTTTCGAAACCGCGGTAATATGACTTACCGAACTCGTACTTGTACCCTGGGAATATAGTTGCAAGGTTGACATAATTAAATTTGTCTTGTGGACGTGGGTCATCACCAAAGATAAATTTGGCAGTGAGTTGATTGTTTGTCGCATTCATCGAACCTTTGGCAATTGTAGCCAAGATTTCACGCGCAACGTAATCGGCATAAATAGCGTCGAACAATTTCTCAGTTGCATCAACGTCGTTCACACAGTAGTCAACCACAACAGGAATTAATTCTTCAGGAACTGGTTGGTCCCAAGGAATTTCCATCTCGACGTGTTTGATACCAAGATCAACTTCCCAACGTTTGAGGGATTGTTTCTTCTGAGCATACTCGTAAATATCGGTGTAACTCAATTCATAAGCAGCCGCATACATTCCACTCTTCGCATTTTTTTCGTTGACGATTCTGTATGACTGACGGAATAACTCCAGATTATTACATCCGAGCAATCGTGCATAAAGAATGTGGTTATCGTATCGACGGTTGTTAAATCCGACAATCGGGAAGCTCAACAAATATTCAATCTGATCTGGGGTTGGGTTAATCCATTTTGTAAATTCATCGTCATGGTATTTCTTCCAGACGACAACAAACAGATTCGGATACACCTCAATATCGAAGAACACCAATTCTTCTTTTGGATATATCTTCGTGAAGTTTGTAAGCTTATTCTCAGTAGCGCCTTCATCGTCACGAATAGAAGACCAAGGAATCTTTTGGAATACCGAAACACAATACTCTTTGTTATTCGTTGAACGAATTGCTCGAAGAAATACATCGTGCTTCAAATCAGTCAAGTCGTATTCGAGACCCATATCAAATGCTTTCTGAATTTCGTGAGCAATAAAATCAATTGTTGGTTTTGTATTTGGATGACTAGGTTCTTTACCTTCAATCATTCCCAACTGTCGTTTAACAAACTTACGCAACGTCTTTTCTGTATATGTGATTTCTTTCACATGTTCATACATTGTCTCATCCTTTCTCTCTTTCAACGGCAAGCCCGATGAAATATGAGAGGGTTGTAAGTTGTTGGACGCTTTATCTATCCGTCTCAAAGAGGCGTTGCCTTTATACACTTTGATCTCAATATACTTATCGATCAAATTATTTAACTCATTAACATTACCGTCATAGATATAATGCAAGTGAATGCCTTGTCCCGATTTTGAAAGCTCAGCATAAGTCGGTGGAAACTTCGAAGCTGCCTCGATATTCAACTCAAGATTTTTATTACCCGAATCATCTTTCAAATCGAAGTCAATGATAATATGATTAAGTGGAACCTTAACCCAGTGCAATTTACTAGTTTTAATATCCGACAAGGTTGTAACGACGTTATCCCATTTTTCAGAGGGATTACCATTTCGTAAAGCCAGCTGCGCAGGATATTCTGCTGCTAGTTTATTAAACACATCGTTATGATAATTGAAATCTAACCAGTCGTCCGGAATAACAGTATCATTTGCCTCTGTTGTACCAACGACACCTTCAGGAAATGCAACATTCCATCTGAACCCTTTGAAATAATTATTGACACGCATACCATCGATATGACTATCTTTAAGCATTGTGTCAAAATATCTAAGAGCTTCTCTCTTGATGGTTGCTTTATATCCGTCGGTCTTCCAACCCATGTCTTCAAGATACTCACGATATAACTCGCTGATTTGTTTAAGGGTTATACCATGTTGCATATGAATTGCATTAGTTCGCATGAAGTCAAAGATATGGTCCGTCTGTTCTGCCATGTCGACATCGAAATAATCGTCATAGTAATCAAAACCCAATTCTTCAAATCTTTGAATTGCCATGTTAGCAATATACGGAAGTTCGTATTTGATTTGAGTCATGAGTTGATTATATTTCGTATGACTAACTTTCTGTCCACTTGGGTTTACAACAATGGCACGTCGTGTAATACCAGAGTCTACGTTTCGAACTTTATAGCGTTGGTTAGAGGCTGTGATTAACAAACCAATAAATCGAACATCATAAGGTTCTTTAAATTTCTTGTTGACAGATATGGTTTCATGACTCGTCAGTTTCAATAACGGAGTATCGTTATAAATATGACTGATATCAGTATCCTCGTCAATCAACAATGGAACTTCTTGAATTTGTCCTGTTGCAAATTGGTCAGCACTCGTGAGCAATTTCAAATCAATAGTTCCACAATATTCCTGAAATAGCATTCGGAATATTTTTAAGACTGTACCTTTACCACTACCTTTCGAACCATACAAATACATGAACTTCTCAATCTTGTACATGTTGTTCGTAAATAGTGCACCCATGAACCAGAGAATTTTATCCAACTCCTTTGGAAGATACAAGGTACCAATCAATTCTTTAAACGCAACTGCTTCTCCTTCTTGTGGAGAATAAGTCAATTGCGTTGTGGCGTAATCTCTTCTCTGCATCTTATGGTCTGCGAATAAAACTTTCTGGTTGAAAGAAATCTCACTTGTCTCACAAGCTTTACAGAAATCTGCAAATAAACGAAACTTCCCGGCAGAGGCTTTTCGAATCTCTTTAACATCAATTCTCAGACCAGGACGTCCGTCTTCTAATTCTCTTGCCTTACGCCAAAGCAGAGAGTCAATATCATAAAATAGGTTTTTCTGTTTAGTGTCCCAGAAACTTCCATTCCAATATGCGTAAAACTTGGAACCTTTAACAACCAAGTCTTTAGCATCGCCAAATATAAAGTCAGGAGAAACCTCATAATCAACGGTACGATTGTTGGAAGTGAACTTTTTCACAGACACATCTAAAAAATCCACTAATTTTTACCTCCTCGTGCCTCACACATGTTTTTGCCCGCATTTCCCTATTGTTTATATATACAGTACACTTTTTAACTCATTCCGGTATACAATGGAAAATGGGAGATTTTCCTGTGTTTTTTCGGTTTTTTTATGTTTTCCCCATGTTTTTTCGTGCAGTTACCTCAAATATTATAGTAAAATTTCGTGCTGCCCGTAAAAATTTCATGTGCTGCACAAAAAAAAACGTGCAGCTAAACACCCAAATTTGACCAATTTTAGGCCAAAATCCATCAGTTTTCCTCAAATATCTGGGTAATATTACAGCATTTTCATACCAAAATCTAGTCAAATTACCACTATTTTGCCCGCTTAATCCACGAAATTTCGACCCGATTTACGAGTTTATTGTCTGTTTGATACCTGTCAGCAACCCTAACAAGGTATTCAAAACCGCTAATTTTAGCCCGAATAACCTCTCCATAAAGCGTGGTAAGGACCGGATTTCGGCTCAATACAAGCTTCCATCCAGTCACTAAACCCTGCTTATCATGAATATAAACCGCGTCAAATGCGTCGAGGACTATAGGATTTGTGCTCTTTTTACCCATAGTCCCACCAACTATTTACGTGTATTTTCTGTATCTGTGGTAATCTTACCGTCCGGCTCAACAGTAAATGCTGGCTTAGTATCAAGACGTCCATCAGGAAGTAGTTTATACCAACCATCGTTGTAGCGGATAAATATATCTGATTGCATGTCACCGTTATTAGGGTTAAGGTAATACCAGTCTTCAAAGTATTTGACCCAACCGGTTTCCATAGCACCGCTGCGGTCGAAGTAATACCATTTACCACCGATTTTCTTCCAGCTGGTAGCCATGTATCCGTCCTTATCGAACCAATACCAGTGGCCGTCAGTGTGTTTCAACCAGCGTTCAGAATACATATATCCTTCATCATCGAAGTAGAACCATGAGCGGTTATCTTCAATGTACTCAAAACGACCTGCAGGATATGTGCCGTTACCACGCGCCCACCAGAAGCCTTTAGAGTCTTCTTGCCAACCTTTCTTAACGGGTGCAGGATTAGCATCTGGATTTGTCAAGCGATATACATAGTAATATGGTTTACCGGCATACGCCCATCTTTCATCATGGTCATTTACTGAAATGCCATCGTAAGGGTAGTTACAGTGGATGATGTTATCACCATCAATGAAAATACCAGTGTGTCCACCGGCACCTGATGAATATCCTTTACGTCCCCAGATGAATACGTCGCCACGTTTGGCAGTGAATGGTGTGTTTTCTGAGATCAATTCAAAACCGTTCGCGATCAACCAAGCATGTTCATACTCGGTATTCACGGCCCAACCTGCTGAAGCTGCTCCAGCGCTACGATATGCGTAGTATACTGCTGATGAGCAGTCATAAGAGTCATCCCCATCACGAGATGTCATACTGTAGGAAACATTTCCTTTTCGAGCGTACATCCAATCAATTGCTGTGTTAATATCAATTGTCATTTAGTTTTTCTCCTTTAGTTCAATAATATTACCTGAATGATAATACTCTGGTAATAAATGTGGTGGGACGTGCTTGAATTTACCGATAGTCTCATGTAATGAGTTTTCTTCGATACGCTCTTCCACAATCCCTAGTTGTTCTTTAATATTTTTCCAAGTGTCTGAGTCTACGACATGGACATGTTTGGTGACACCATTCACGGTAACCTTTTTATAGATAGGTTTACCGACACTTATTTCACCGTGGTATCCGGAGTCAAATTTAAGAGCTTTTGTCATAAAGAGATCTCCTTCTTGGCTAATGCCTCATTAGCAACTTTGATAAAATGTTCCAATCCTTCTTTAGTTAGATTAGGAATAATACAGTCCAAAGCTAACAAAAAGGTCATACCCATTTACAGATTCGGATGTTTTGTTCTAGTAATCCAATATCGCCAAAGGCTTAATATCGTCCTTAGCAGCACCACTTGTGAGAAGAACTTTAATATGTTCGTTCTGTTTAACGAACAACTCCTCCAGTTCCTCATAGATATTTTTAGGCTCTTCCTTACGTGGAATTTCAGTAAATGACCTGGCTCCAAATCAAAACAATCCATACCAGTCTGTCTAGACAATAAGGCTCTAGATTTACCAATACCCCTTGGGATTTTGTATCCTCGGGCAACAGTTGGAGTATTTAGAAGTCTTAGTAAGGTTAATTTTAACGCCGGATCTTCAAGAGTTTCAGGACTAATATTTGTAGTACCCGAAATCTTTAATCGTGGATATGGATTAATCAAAGATTCAGGGTAAAATTCTGCAATGTTTGCCATAACGACCTCCTACAGTCTAAACGGGAAAATCATTCCAAGAACAGTACGTTTGCGTTCGGGCTCTTCTTCAGGTTCCTTAAGATCTTCTAGAATTTCATCTGGAATATGGAACTTCTTGTTTAGGAATTCAGGTTTCTTATTCTCAGGTTCATCCGAGATTTTGTAAGCAGCAGATACAATTGATTGAAGAAGATGATTTTTCTCAGCAACTCGTAAATTAGGATAGTCATTAACAATACTTGCAACTT